ATTATAGGATAGATGGAAGTAGATATATACAACATAAATGGGGTGGAAGTGGAGCAAAATATCATGATTTATTTATTAAAAATTGGAAATATTTTTCAGATAAATGGAGAAATAAATTTTTAGAAATTCGGTAAGTTATGAATAATTATTATTTAAGTATAATTTATGGATAAAGATATATTCATTTATCATAAAGATTGGAGTGGAAGATGTATTATAAAGGGTGAATTAATATTTCGTGAAAATAATGGTGACGACAATGGGAAATATATTTTTAAAAATAATGAATTATTAATAAAGTGGGAAAAATGGGAAGAAGAATATTTTATAAAAATAAATAATATGTATGTGGATAAAAAATATATTCACAATATTTCAAAAATTTATTTATTAAAAAAAAATGAAAAAATAGAAATTTATTATGATAATTTTAAAAAAGATTTTATAAAAAATAATATTACATCAACGGAAAATGTAATTGTTTATAATAAAAATATTTATAAAAAATATTTAGAAAATATATTTATATATGAAAATGAAGAAACTTATTTTTTTTATATTGACACAGTAAATTTTAATAAAAAAACAAGATATATTTTAAATAAATTAGATAATACATTTTTTGAATATACTAATACAAAAAATGAAGGAGTATATTCAGCAGAAAATAATATAGTATATTTAAAATTTAAAAATGGAATTGAAAAAAAATTCTTATCAAATATTTATTATGAAGAAAATAATATTAATTATGAAAATATAAAAATTATAAGACCAAATAATTTTAAAATAGAAAATAAAATATTATTCAGTAATATTACATTAATAGATAATAAAATATATTTAACATCAATATATTATCAATATAATCCTTGGAAAATAAATAATTTAAAAATAAATATATATGATAATACAATAATTAAAAAAAATATGATTGAATACAATAATTATGAAAGTTGTTTATTGATAGAATTAGAATTAGAAAAAGTTAAAAATAATGTAAGTATTGAGATTATATATAATGATTATAAAAAAAAGATAAATTTACATCAATTAAATTTACCAAAAAATAATATATATGCGGTTACATTATTTAAGGATGATTATCAGTTATTAAAAAAATATTTAGAATATTATAATAATTTGGGTGTTAATTGTTTTTATTTTTATTATAATAATAAAATAAGTGAAGATTTTATTAATGAAATAAATATAATTAATCAATCTAAATATGAAATAATATTAGTAGAATGGGATTATGATTACTGGCATATAAACAAAGGAAAAACAAAACATCATCATTCACAAACAATGGCAATTAATGATTCGCTATATACATTAAAACATTTTTGTAATTATATACTTTATAATGATTTGGATGAATATATAAAAATGGATTATAGTTTTGAAAAATTGATTGAAAATAATAATAATGTTGATGTTTTTCAATTTAAGTGTATGTTTTGTAAAATGGGGACAGATTTAATTAAATACAGAAATTTTTATTTTGAATATGATGAAAAAAAGGTAATAAAGGGTAATTTTTGGGATAAATATAGAGAGAAGAATTTAATTAAGACATCAAGTGTAAATTTAATGGGAGTTCATAATCCAGTATTAGAATATTCAAAAAAAGAATTAGTTATTGAATATGTTAGTTATTTTTATCATTTTATAAATTTTTATGAAAAAAATAGAGAAGAATTAATGACAAAATATATATCTTAAAATAAATATTTTATTAAATATTATGAATGACATAATATTTATTATACCTACAATTGGTCGAGAATCTTTAAAACAATCAATTAATTCAATAATAAATTTAAATGGAGATTATAAATGGAAAGTATTAGTATTATTTGATGGAATAAAAAATAATATTGAAACTATTAAACATAAAAATATTATTTTTTTAGAAATAAGCAAATGTGGAAAAATAGATAAAAAAAACAATGCTGGTTTGGTGAGAAATAAAGGGTTTGAATATATATTAGAAAATAATATAGAAACAAAATATATTGGATTTTTAGATGATGATGATTGTATTCATCCTGATTATTTAATAAATTTAGTTCAAGAAGAGAAAAATTTTGAATTTGATTGTATAATTTTTAGGATGATGTATTCAAATTATAATATAGTTCCACATCCATTAACAAATAAAATTGAAAGAAAAAATGTAGGTATTAGTTTTGCAATAAAAAAAGAATTAATTAGTAAATATCAATTTACAAATAATCCATTTGAAGATTTTATATTTATTTATACATTAAAAAGAAATAAAGTAAGTATATTATTGTCAAAGTTTGTAAATTATTTTGTAAAAACGGATTTTGAAAAATGTAAAAAATATATAAAAAAATATCCGAATATTTTGTTTAATTAAACTATTTAAATATTATTTTTTATATTAGATTAATGGAAGATATATTTTTTTTCCAAAAAATTTATTTACATACAAATAATTTTGATATATTAGATTTTAAAAAGTTATGTGAATATAAAAAAAGTGTAACAATATCTGAATTAAAAACAAATTTTTATCAAAATATTTTAAAGAATTCAAAAAATAGAAATTATACTATAAGTGTAAAAAAATTTATTGAAAATAATAATATATATATATTTGATGATGTATATAAATATTATAGTTATTTTGAAGAAATAGATATAAATATAGATTTAATAGATTATGATTATATTAGAAAGGCTTATGAAATAAAGTTAATTGATTCAGTAATATTAAAAAAAATATATGAAAATAAGATTATAATAACAAATGAAAATGATTTTGCATCATTATTTAAGCAAATTAATTTAAATAAATTTAAATATATTGATTTATTTAAATTTCATTTTAATATTGATGAGAATTTTTTAAAAAACATAAAAAAAATAGAAGAAAAGTTTAGTATAATTAAGAAGTCAAGAGTTTTTATATTTTATAAAAAAATATTTGAAAGTAAAAATTTCGGAGATGATGATTTAATATTTTTTTTGATATTAAATAAATTTGAATTAAATGTAGATAATTTTGTAAGAAATTATAATGATGTAAAGGTGAAACATAAATTTAATAATTTAAAAAGTTTTTATGTTTTTTATTTTAATAATTTTAGTAAATTTAATAGTATTGTGTCAGAAAAATTATTTTTAAAATTATATAATAATTTTGATATTTCATTTTTTAAGAATGCATATTATGATTTATTGAGAAAGAATAATATAAATATGACAAATAATTTGGATATATATAATTTTTATTTTACAAATAATGATTTATTAATTAATATTGATAATTTTAATCATAAATACAAAAATATTAATCAAAAATTTATAAAATATGTATATTTAAATGGGGATTCTGAATTTTCAAATTATATTGATTATGTGATTAATAATAAAAAAATATTATATAATACTTCTAATTTTATAAGTAATTTTAGTGATTTTAATATGAGTATATATTTAAAAAACACAAAAAAGAAGATAAAAAATAATTATGAAATTATAAAAGAAATAATATATAAAAAGGATAGTATCCAGTATAAATTAAATAAAAATAATAATATTGATATAGAATTTGTGAATAATTATTATCAATTTAAAAATTTAAATTTAGAGGATATTTATATATTATCATTAGATGATAATTTCATAAATAATCTTAATGAATATTCTTCAAAAATAAATGTTAATTTTACATTTATAAAAATGTTTAATAATTTTTTAAAAAATGAAGAAAAATACAATATTATTGCTAAGATATCTAATACTAATAATATTATAAAAAATGTTGAAATGTTAAAGTCAAAATATTTAACATTAATGGAAAATAAGAAGAAATATATAGATGATGATTATTATCATTTTTTCAAGAATACAATTCAAGAAATAGATAATGAAACTAAGATGATACAATTTTTTAAAACTGATATATATAATAATATTTATGCTAAAAAATATATAGGTAGAAAAAATGTATTTATGATTGAAGAAGTATTATTAGATTTAGAATTAGAAAAACCAGAATTATTAGATGGTATATCATTAATTATACGAGCTAAGAATGAAGAATCAAATATAGAATTATGTATTGAATCCGTTGTTGATTTAGTAGATGAAATTATTTTTGTAAATAATAACAGTGATGATAATACATTAAAATTAATAAATAAACTTGCTATTAAGTATTCTAAAATAAAGGTATATAATTATTTTATAAATGTAAATAAAGTTGGAATAGAGCATCAAAATGCGTTGAAAAATAAAGATAAAAACACATTGGGAAATTTTTATAATTGGTGTTTATCAAAATCGACAATGAAAAACGTAATTAAGTGGGATGCTGATTTTATTTGTATAAGACAAAATTTTAATTCTATGATAAATAATTTACAAATAAGAAGGAAGAATAATAAATATGCTGTCTGGTTTTCAGGATATACATTATTTATAAATAAAGAGCAATATTATATTAATTTAGATTCATTTTATAATGAATTTCGATTATTTTCATATATGAATGATTTTAAGTGGTATGATGGTGATTTATGTGAATTTAACGAACCATATATTGCTAATTGTAATGAAAAAATATATATACATGAACCAATATTTTATGAAATGAAAAGAACGGATGTTGATGAATTTGATTCAAGATCTTCATTAATTGATAAAAGGGATATAAATGATTTTAATATATTGACGAATTTAAAAGAAGATAAGGAGAATAGTTTGTATAAGGTTGATAAAAAGTTAATAAATAAAAAAGTAAATATTATTATTATTGTTAATAATTTTAGTATGGGAGGAAGTAACTTTTTTGTAATTGAATTATATAAGTATTTCAAAGTATTGGGGTTTAATGTTAAAATTTATGCAGTTAATTTGAATAAATCAACAAATAAATATACACATATTAATTATCATGATGTATATACAATAAATGATAATAGTTTATTAGAAAATATTAAGAATTTTGATTATATATTTTTGAATGGTTTTATTCCAAATAATTTGATTAATATTTTAATGAATCAAGATATAAAAAAAATATTTATAACACATAGTGATGTAGCATATTCAAATATATATATTGAGAAATATCATAATTATTTATATAAGATAGTGACAGTAAATAATTATACAAAAAAGAAGTTAATGGATATATTAGACATAAAAAGTATAAAGATAAATAAAATAATTAATTATACAAATATAGTAAATGATAATAAAGTTAATTTAAAAAAGAATAAAAAATTTGGAATTATAACAAGATTTAGTGAAGATAAAAATATAATTATGTTATTATATGCTTTAAAAAAGTTTTTTAATATATATAATGATTATGAGTTTTATTTAGTTGGATATGAAAATGAAAATATTCAGGAATACATAATAAATGTAATTAAGTATTTAGAATTGGGAGAATATATAAAAGTAGAAGGTTATCAAAATAATGTAAAAAAATATTATGAGTTATTTGATTTTATTATGTTACCATCAGTATCAGAAGGTACATCATATAATTTAATAGAGTCAATGATATATAAAAAATTAATTATAACAAGTGATGTTGGTGGAAATTATGAATTATTGGATACTAATTGTATATATATAGAATATGAAAATATAAAAGAGTTTGAGTCAAAAAATTTACATATTGAGAATTATAATCAGCAATTAAAATTACTTGGATATTATACAATAAATAATTATAGTGAATTTAAAAAAAATATAAATTTATTAATAAATTTTGATATAAAGAATATGAATAATATACCATCAATATTTATTAAAAATGAGAATAATGAAATTGATGAATTAAAGAATAGGTGGAATAAGAACGTGTATAATATATTTAGTACAATGATAAAGGCAATAAAAATGAGTGATGAAAAAAAAGAAAAAATAATAAATAATAATTATAAAAATATAATTGAAAATTTTAATAAGAATAAATATTACAAAAATGTAAATGAAATATTAGGTATATAAAAAATAAGTATTAATATTTTTTAATGATAGAGAATAATTATTATTATTATTTAAATAATGATAT